CCATTGACCGTGATTATTAATTCATTGGTCAATTCTCTTTATATGCGATATGCGTATTATACGATTGCTGAAGAGGATGGTTGGCTCAGAATTCCGCCTTTTCGTAAGGTGTTTGCATTGATGGTTTATGGTGATGATAATGTCGGGACCGTCAAGAAGGGTTATCCGAGTATTAATCACACTCGGATTGCGTCCGTTTTTCAGTCCATGGGTATCAAGTATACCATGGCTGATAAGGACGCTGAATCGGTTCCGTACATTCATTTGTCGGAAGCGAGTTTCCTTAAGCACTTCGCTGTGTGGGATGATGAGCTTAAGCTTTATCGTTCCCCGTGTGAGGAGGGATCAATTGCTAAGATGTTGCACTCTCATATGGAGAGTGGAGTTCTTTCAATGGAACAGTCATCTGCTGAGGCGATTTCCAACGCTGCGCTCAAGTATTTTGAGTTCGGACGTGAGGTGTATGAGGAGAAGCGGTGCCAGTTGATGGATGTTGCTCGTGAGTCGGGTCTCATGGGTTATGTCGCTGATTTGCCGTCGTATGACGAGCGTCTGGACTGGTACCGTTCCAAGTTTGGCTTGGAATAGAGCGCATTTGCGCTCGTTTTCGTCCCGCTGTCAGGACGTAAAATAATGACAGCTGTCCGTAGGTACATGGACAATATGTTGAAGAATCCCGTTACAGGTAGTTACCAACCAGGATATAAGAATTCTGTGCTTTAGTCCGGGTTAGGAAAACTGTAATGTAGATGCTGCCCTCGTGCAGTACCCGTATTTACGGGAGGTGTGGTCGACCAGAAACAGGAATTAACCGACGTGCTGTGAGGCCAGCGCGGATGGGGATTATTTAAATGGACCTTGCTAGTTCACATCTATTAGCTACTATTGGTGAAGAAGTGCCAATTGTCCCGGAAGGGAAAAACTTCGATTGGGAGTCGCCTATTAGGCGTATTCCTTCGTTTGACGTTACGAGTCTTATTGAGGAAATTGATTTCCTCAAGAAAGACAATAAAACGTTGCGTTGTTCGCTTGCGCGCAAGTATCAGCATTGTAATAAGCTGAAGGAAGAGATTAGACATCTCAACCGTCTTGTGCGTAGCCTTAATGATGACGTCCTGTGCTCTCAGAGTGGTGTTGCTACCACTAATAGTGAGCCGGGACTGACGGTAAGCGAGTCAGCGCCTATGGCTGCGGAGCAGATTACTGCTTTTGCTGATCAAGATGCTGGATGGACAACAGCAATTCATGGGATGGATGATGTTACCCGTGATTTTGTAGAGGCTGGAAAGTCCCAATTGGGAGAATTTCTTTCGCGTCCTATTCGGCAGTCTGTTCAGGCGTGGCCAGTTAATCAGCCCCTATTTTACCAGTTTAATCCGTGGAAGGAGTTTCTTGAGAACCCTTTTGTTCAGGATAAGATTAAGAATTTTGAGCTTATTCGCTTGAAGTTACATTGTAAGATGGTGATTAGCGGTACGAAGTTCCATTATGGACGTTCGCTCGTTAGTTACAATCCTTTGTCTGGTTTTGACCAGATTACTGTGCAGAGGAATTTTTTGAGCCAGGATTTAATCCAGGCTTCTCAGAAACCTCATTTCTTTCTGAACCCCACTAAAAATACTGGAGGTGAGCTGTGTATGCCGTTTTTCTGGAATAAGAATTACCTGTCATTGTCCGATGAGGATTATAATGACATGGGAGAGATTACCATTAAGTCGTTTGGCAATTTGCTTCACGCTAATGGTGGTAATGATCCAGTTACGGTTACCATTTATTTGTGGGCTGAGGACGTCGTTCTCACTATGCCCACGCGTATTGTTCCTTTGGTTTCGCAGGCTGGTAAGAAGAACCAGCTTAGTCAGAAAAATAAGGGCAATTCGATTACGGCAAGTGATGAATATGGTTCCGGCATTATATCGAAGCCAGCTGCTTTAGTGGCTAAGGCTGCCGGTGTTTTGTCGGAATTACCGCTAATTCGTCCTTATGCCCTTGCGACCCAAATGGTTGCGGGCAAGGTTGGGGAGGTTGCGAAGATTTTTGGTTATTCGCGGCCTTCCATTGTGTCGGACATTCAGCTATTTAAGCCGAATCCGACGGGGAATCTTACCAATGTTGATGCTGGTGACGCAGTTCACAAGCTTACGTTGGATAGTAAGGCGGAGATTACTATTGATTCCCGGGTTTCAGGTCTTGATGGCACCGACCAGATGGGCATTCTGGACATCGCGCAGCGTGAGTCTTATTTGACTCAATTTACGTGGTCTCCAGATGCTGGACCTGATACTTTGCTTTGGAATTGTCGAGTAACACCTATGTTGTTCGACATTCTTAATTCGGAGATCCATCCTACGCCCATGTCCATGCTTGCTCAATGTTTTGATAGGTGGACTGGCTCTGTGAAGTTTCGTTTTCAGATTGTAAAGTCTGATTTTCACAAGGGGAGGATTTTGGTTCGATATGATCCCAATAATTTTGATGCCGCTGTTGAATATAACACCAATTATAGTCGTGTTGTTGATATTGCGGAAGAGGATGATTTCGAAATTGTTGTTGGGTGGGCTCAAGCGCAGGCTTGGTTGCAGTGTGGCACTTTGAGTGACACTACTGTTAATTTTAGTGATTCTCTTCGCTTGGCTTTGACTCAGGATCTCGTTAACGGGATCCTGGAAATTGATGTTTTGAATGATCTTGTGTGTCCTTCAGTGGATTCGCCGATCAGCATCAATGTGTTTGTGTCTATGTGTGAGGATGCTAAGTTTGCAGCTCCTTCTAATGTTAAGCTTAATGATTTTCATGTTTTCCCGGAGCAGACTCCTTTGCCCTCGCAGAGTGGTATGCTTGATGGGACTGAGAATCCATCGAATGCTATGACAGATCGGCCTACTGGGTCGAGTACATTGCAGACGATTGCTGCTGAAAATCAGGAGGCTGATCAAACTTATGCTGTTTGGTATGGAGACCCCCCCACAACTATTAGGGAGTTGTGTAAGCGTTATGTTCTCACAAGATATTGGTTCACCAATGCCCCGCCTAATGGTATAATGCGCATCAGTAAGTTGTTAAATAAAGATGCGCCGTACCAATCTGGTTGGGATCCTAACGGCATTGACGTCAGTGACGTTGATGGAGTCACGCCTTTGAGTGTGGTTGAGAAGGATTATTCATCTTGGTGGTCGCCATGTTACGCTGGGGTTCGTGGTGCTCGTCGTAAGAAGTATTTGTTTTCTAACGGTTCGAGCTCGGCGCCCAGCGTTGCGCGTGCGGAGTATAATGCTACTGGCAATGGTGTTATGACAGATCTTAATCTGGATTATGCCACGTCAGCTGCCCGCATGACTAAGTGGGCATCCTCCCGAGCCGTGCCCAATAGTGGTGCTGGCTCATCTGCAACTAACCTGGAGGTTAATAATACCATTGAGGTCGAGTTGCCGTTTTATGCTCCTGAGCGTTTTCGCGCAGCACGTCTTGTGCAGGCGCAGTCTCTGCCTTCTAACAGTCATGTTGTTGCTACATTTAGTAGAACTAACAACCCGACTACACAGGAGGTAGGGAATGATTCTTTCCGTACTGAGTACCAGCAATGGGATGCAGTCGGAGAGGATTTTTCGCTGTTGTTTTTTACGGGAGCTCCGATCCTCTATAATTATGTGGTTCGCGAGTTCTCGTAAACTGGGAGCTTTTTAGGCTTTTGATAATCCTACCTATCTAATGAGGATTATTATTTTTACGGCTTTTGGTAATCCTACCTGCTAATGAGGATTATCTTTTTGGGCTTTTGGCAATCCTACCTATCTAATGAGGATTGTTTTTACGGCTTTTTAACAATCCTACCTGCTAATGAGGATTGTTTTGATGCTTCATGCTTGTACGATAGGCAGCATGAAGAAATCTATCCGGTGGCCGGATAGTGCGTGTGTAGCAGCACGTGAGACGAATTGACACACTTGTGTTGGTCTGGGTGAATCCTAGGGACTTCGTCTCTAGGTATACCAGGTCACACATTTAAGAGTCAGACGGTCTCGAAGTACTTAGCCACTCTGTGTTTTTGTGAAATATTTTTAACAGAGCAGAGGGGTAGTACATTAG